CCTGCACCGTCTGGGCCGTCTTCACCCACGAGGCGCAGCGGCACATCATGCTGAACGACGCATGGGACGAGCACCTGTCCTACCCCGAGCTTCGGGCCCGGGCGATCAAGGAGTGGTCGACCGAGTATGGCGGGATGAGCGAGAAGTCCCCCTTCGGCCGCGCCCGTCGCCCCGATCGGGTGCTGGTCGAGGCCAAGGCCAGCGGGCAGTCGCTGTTGCAGGATCTGCGCCTCGCGAAGGTGCCGGCGATCCCGTACAACCCGGGCATGGCCGACAAGGTCAGTCGGGCGCATCAGGCGGCGCCCACGCTCGAGCTGGGGCTGGTGTGGATACCGGAGTCGGGGAAGAACCCGGGACAGCCCGTGAGCTGGGCTGCGGAGTTCCTGAAGCAACTTGCCAAATTCCCCGTTTCGGAGCATGATGACTACGTCGACACCTTCACGCAGGCGGTGATCTACCTGCGAGACAGTCGCTGGTTCGAGCTGCCACAGGCGCGCGACGTGGATGCACCACCGCCGCCGACGAAAGGGAAGGTGAACCCCTATGCCGCGTAGCCCTAAGCCCGTGTGGGACAAGAAGCGTCCGAAGGATCTCGGCGCGAGCGAGCCTCTCAGCAAGAAGCAGAAGGCATCTGCTGTTCGCATGGCGGCGGCCGCTGATCGCCCCTACCCGAACCTCGTCGACAACATGCGGGCCGCGAGGAAGAAGAAATGACGCAGCGCATCGACAAGGACAGCCTCAAGCTCGACCAGCCCCGCCGCACGCCCGGGCATCCGACCAAGTCGCACGTCGTCAAGACGAAGATCGACGGGAAGGAGAAGATCCTGCGCTTCGGCGAGCAGGGCGCCAAGACCGCAGGCAAGCCGAAGGCGGGCGAGTCTCAGGGGATGAAGGACAAGCGCGCGAGCTTCAAGTCTCGGCATGCGAAGAACATCGCGAAGGGAAAGTCGAGCCCGGCCTACTGGGCAGACAAGGTGAAGTGGGCCGAGGGCGGCGAGGTCAAGGGCATGGCCGTCGGCGGCGGCTGGGGCGCGATGGCTGAGGCCAACAAGGCTGCTGCGTCGAATGAGCGGGAGAAGCAGGCTCGAGCCGAGGCGGCTGCGTCGATGCGGTCTGCTGGCGTCACGGGGATCGGTGGCGGCACGAGGCCTGCCGATCGTGAGGGGCCGCTGACCGCGCGCACGATGGCGTCCGACCTCGGCAACATGGTCGAGCTGGATCGCACCGTTTACGACGACGACGACGACGACCGCAGTCTTCCCGTGACGAACGTGTCTTTCAACAACGCCACGTTCGCCCCAAGCAACGACATCTCGGACGAGATGCGCCGCTATCTGTCCTCGCCGCCCGGCGCCTATCCCGAGCCGATGGGCCCGGTGAGCCCGCCGTCGGTGATCAAGACGACGCTTCTGAACGACAACGTGGCGCCCCTGTCGCAGGTGTCGCAAGTGTCGCAGCCGTCGCAACCACGGGGCTTCCTCGGGACGCTGATGGACATCCCGGGCGCGATCGGCCGTGATCTCAAGATGGGCTATCAGGCTGGCCTGTTCCGTAGCCGCGACACGCAGCGCGAGAACCTGATGGAGGCTGGCTACACGCCGGCCGAGATCAACGACTACTTCGCCCGCACCGACGCCACGCTCGCCCGCAATGCGGCCGAGGCTGCGATGCGCGGTAACCGCGACGATGCAAGCATGCAGGCACCGAGCAACTACGCGGATCTCGCCCGGGCCTTCGCTCAGGAGTACAACGTCGTCGGCCGCAACCGCACGCAGCTCATGCCGCTGCTCGAGACGTTCCTGCGCTCTCGCGGCATCCTCGACCCCTCGACCTACAGCGAGAACATCTTCAACACGCTGTCCATCCCGATGCAGGAAGGCGGCTCGGTCGATCTGGAGCGGCTCGCGCGGCGTTATGCCGATGGCGGCGCGGTCGATGAGGATGAGCCGAGCTTCTTCAGCCTGTCGGGCCAAGAGCGCCGGCGCGCCCTCGACGCGCTCGACGAGAAGATTGGCGAAGGCCTCCGCTACTACCTCGGGCCGACGCCGATCCCGCAGTTGCTTGGGTTTGCCGCCGAGATGACGCCCACCCGCTCAATCGAGCGCGCGAGCGAGGCTTCTCAGCGCATGTTACAGCCGGGCCTGACGCCGCTTCAGCGCGCAGCCGCTGGCGCCGAGATGCTGGGCGAGGTTGCTGCGGTTGGCGCCCCGATCGCGATGGGTGCGCGTGGCGCCATGCCGATGGCCGAGGCGGCGCAGGAAGCCTTCATGGGTCTCAGCGTGCCTGCTCGAGCCGCTGCGCAAGACGTGGTCGCTCGCCTCAACCAGCCGGGCCCGATGCCTACTCTGGGATCGAACTTTGGCAACATCGGGCAGGGTCGCCCGACGCTCGCGGATCTTCAGGAGCAGCCGCTCGCCCAGCCCCGTCGGATCACGCCGCGTGATCTAGAGGGCGCTCGCATCATCCCCACGGTGGCAGACCTTACCCGTGCCGGCGGATACTATCGCGGGATCGATGCGTCAGAGATCGACGTGCCAGAGCCCATGATGGGCGGCCCGGGCTATCCCCTCCTGCCGTCCAGCCAGCAGGCCGGTCTGGCGTGGGCGGTCCAAGGCAAGGCGCTCGGGACGAAGAAGGCGGGCAAAGGCGCCGACCTGATCGCGGTCACCGCCATGAACCCGACGAGCCACAAGTCGAACATCAGCTTCATCAACTCCCTCATCAAGACGACCGAAGCCTATGTGCGCGACGGTCGTCTGCGGCCAGAGACGCTGCGCGAACTTGATGAGCGCGTTCGCGCCGCTGCGGGTGGCGGCGATCCTGCGCTCGCCCGTTTGGATCGTTTCCCCGGCTTCGAGAGCCCGAACGTCCAAGAGTGGATCAACAACGCGAGCTTCCAAGAGCGCAGCCGCATCGCCGACATCATTGGCAGCAAGGGCATGCAGGATCTCGGCCTGCCGAACATCAACCGCGTCCTGCAAGAGACGATCGACCCTCGCTACGCAGGGGCCAACCCGCGCGACACTTTGCTGTTCATCGAGCCAGACTTCACCGCGCCTCCGGTCGACCTCATGGCCGAGGGCTACCCTGTCCACCCCAGCTACCGCTACGGCATCCGTGGCCGCGTCTTCGGCGCCCTCGACCAGAACGTCTCGACCTTCGAGATGTTCCCTGACTTCTGGGGCGAGAAGAACATCCGAGCGTTCGGCACCCCCTTCGAGAAGGGCGGCCGCAGGGCTTTCGACCTGTCCCTCCCGCTGCAAGAGGTGACAGGCAAGCAGGTCGAGGATCTGGAGCGTCTGCTTCGCACGCGCGCCAATGCCACCGGGCCAACCATTGAAGCGGTCTCTCGCCTCTCTCCGATCGACACGCGCATCGTCGTCAACTCCATGCTGGACAAATGGAAGCCATCGACCCAGACCGTCAAGTCTGGTGGGGTTTCTCCACAGGCATTTGTCGACGCGATCAACAACAGCAAGTACAAGCCCGCGCTCACGAACTACACCGCCGACGACGTGAAGGCTGGCGCCAAGTCGGGCAACTTCACGGTCTTCCAACTCGGCGACGACGACGTATTCTTCGGCATTGATGCGAAGCCCGACTACTCGTGGGCTGGCGTCGAAATGATGCCTGAAGACAAGGCTCTTGTTGGCGTCGTCGGCAACGCGCCCGGGTCTAAGGGCACTGCCGTCCCGAGCGTCATGGCGAAGGCGCTTGAGGAGGGCGTGACCATTCTGGACGCCTTTGCTGTTCCCTCGAAAAGGTATCCCGAGGGCTTCTTGCCAGAATACTATGGGGAGTTCGGCTTCCAAGAGGCAGGTCGCGTCCCGTTCGATCCTGATCTTTACATTGCAGATCATGGTGAGCAGGCGTATAAAGATCTGAGAGCCGCTTGGAAGTCAGACGGCTGGGACGAGAGCATGGGCATGCCCCCTGTTGTCGTCATGCGATGGAGTGGGAGCGATGCAGACAGAACAGCCACGGCGGCAGGAATTCGTGGAGCAGGTGCGCCGAGTCATCGGGCCGCGCCTGAAGGAATTGTCCCAGAGGCAAGAGGATCTGCTGGACGCATCTCTGACCAGACTTTACCGCAAGGAGCGCCCGGTGACGGACGACGAGATCTTGGGGAGTCTGGAGATGATAACAGAGCACGTCTCTCCGATCGGGCAAGAAAGGCTTCAGAAGGCCTACTGGGACTTACGCCTCGAGAGCTCCAGAACCGAGGCATCTCCAGAGAGCGAATAGAAGAGCTCGTCCGCAAATACGAACGAGACCTTCCTCCTGACTTTGCCCGAGGCGGGAATGTCCGCTCTCGGGTTAAGGGCTATGCTGCCGGCGGCATGGTCTCGCAATACGATCCTGCTATGATCGACCAGATCGTGAACCGAGTGAGAGGGGCCGGCCGTGGCTGACATCGACGACGACATCGACGACGACGAAGGCGAGACCGTATCCTTCGAGGACACGCTGCCCGAGGTGGAAGACACCGAGGACGGTGGCGCCGTGATCCGCATGGAGAACGAGCGCGACGAGAAGGTGAACCGGGCCCACTTCGCGAACATCGTCGAAGATGTCGATCCGGGGATGTTGAAAGAGGCGGTCACCGACCTCCTCGACAAGATCGAGAAGGACAAGCAGGCGCGCGAGAAGCGCGACAAGCAATACGAAGAGGGGCTGCGGCGCACCGGCCTTGGTGACGACGCCCCGGGCGGTGCCCAGTTCACGGGCGCCAACAAGGTCGTGCATCCGATGCTGGTGGAGGCCTGCGTCGACTTCTCGGCCCGCTTTATGAAGGAGATCTTCCCGCCGACAGGGCCGGTCAAGTCCAAGATCTACGGCGAGCAGGACAAGCAGAAGGTCGAGAAGGCCGAGCGCAAGACCGAGTTTATGAACTGGCAGACGACGACCCAGATGCCCGAGTTCCGCAGCGAGCTCGAGCAACTGAGCACGCAGCTCCCGCTCGGGGGCGGCCAGTACATGAAGTTCCTCTGGAACTCGCAGCGGCGGCGCCCGATGGCCGAGTTCGTGCCGATCGACGACGTCTACCTGCCCTTCGCGGCCACCAATTTCTACACGGCCGAGCGCAAGACGCATGTGCAGTACATCACGAAGATGGAGTACCAGCGCCGCGTCAAGTCGGGCATGTATATCGACGTCGACCTCGGCTACGCGGGCGAGATCGACTGGAGCAAGTCGTCGATCGCCAACGACAAGATCGAGGGCCGCAAGGAGACGTCCTACAACGAGGACGGGCTGCGCACGATCTACGAGGTCTACACCTACCTCGACTTCGGCGACGACCTCGAGCCCTACATCCTGTCGATCGACAAGACGACCGAGAAGCCGCTCGCGCTCTACCGCAACTGGGAGCCCGAGGACGAGATGAAGTGCGAGCTCGACTGGGTCGTCGAGTTCCCCTTCGTGCCGTGGCGCGGGGCCTACCCGATCGGCCTCACCCACATGATCGGCGGTCTCAGTGGCGCGGCCACGGGTGCCCTGCGCGCCCTGCTCGACAGCGCCCACATCCAGAACGTGCCGACCCTGCTCAAGCTCAAGGGCGGCCCCAACGGGCAGACGATCAACGTGCAGCCGACCGAGGTCGTCGAGATGGAGGGCGGCGCTCTGGTCGACGACGTCCGCAAGCTCGCGATGCCGCTGCCGTTCAACGGCCCCAGCCCGACGCTGTTCCAGTTGCTGGGCTTCCTCGTCGACGCCGGCAAGGGCGTCGTGCAGACGAGCTTCGAGAAGCTCTCGGACCAGAACCCCAACATGCCGGTCGGCACCACGATGGCGCTGATCGAGCAGGGCATGGTGGTCTTCTCGAGCATCCACTCGCGGCTGCACGCCTCGATGGAGAAGTGCTTCTCGATCCTGCACCGGCTCAACAGCGCCTACCTCACCGAGGAGGACATCAAGGCGCACAACGCCGGCCTCGACATCGACCCGAGCGACTTTGACGGGCCGATGGACGTGGTGCCGGTCAGCAACCCGGCGATCTTCAGCGAGACGCAGCGGTTCGCGCAGGTGCAGGCGCTCATGCAGCGCGCGCAGGCGATGCCGCAGCTCTACGACATGCGCAAGGTCGAGGAGATGTTCCTCCGCGCGATGAAGATCCCGGCCGACGAGGTGCTCCAGCCGCAGCCGGCTAGCGAGGACATGGACCCGGTGAGCGAGAACGTGGCGGCGGCGATGGGTCGCCCGCTCTACGTCCTGCCGCGTCAGGACCATATCGCGCACATTATGACGCACATGGCCTTCCTCAAGTCCCCGATCTTCGGCGGCATGAAGACGATCATCGAGCCTGCCGCCTACGCCATGTCGATGCATCTGCGCGACCACCTCTTGAACTACTATTTGGTCGAGGCCCACGACGCGGTCGATCGTGCGCAGCGCGAGGATCTGATCAAGGCCGAGGCCGAACAGCAGGTGCAGCTCATCCTTCAGGTGCAGCAGCTGATCGAGCAGCAGCTCGGCGGCTTCTCGCAGGAGCTCAACCAGTTCGCCCAGTTCGCCGAGCAGTTCAAGCCGCAGCCGCAGATGCCGCCCGACAGCTCGATGCAGGTCGCCCAGCTCAACGCCCAGATCAAGGGTCAGGAGATGCAGGCCCGCATGCAGATGGATCAGGCGCGCATGCAGATTGATCAGGCGAGGCTCCAGAGCCAGCAGCAGGTCGACATGGCGAAGCTCTCTGAGCAGCAACAGGACCGCGCGATCAAGATGCAGACCGAGCAGATGCGTCAGGCGGCCGAGGATCAGCGCACGGCGGCCGAGATTGCCGCTCGCGAGCGCATGAACACGTCCGACAACGACACGGCGAAGCTCTTGGCTGCTGCCGAGCTGGCGACCGGCGAGCGTGTGTCCGTGAGCACGGGCACGGGCATCAACCCCAACCCGTAGGAGTGAAGCATGAGCGACCACATGTCGAGCGGCAAGACCGTTCCGATGAACACGGCCGAGGTTCCGCAGCACAAGCGGATGGCGGCAGGCGAGGCTGTTGACGGCAAGTCGATGCCGTCGGCCAAAGGGTCGACGTCGAAGACCCCTGCATGAGCTTCGAATCAAGGCTGCTTGGCCGTCTCAAGGAGGAGCAGGGCAAGTTCGCCCTCGACGCTTTGAGGCGGCCACAGACGCGCGATGCCTTCGAGTACGGGCATCGTGTCGGCATGTTCGCGGGCTATGAGGCCGCGATCACCGTACTCTTGAACCTACTGGATGAGGAGACAAAGCGTGGCAACGACCTCTGAGAACGCTATCGCGGAGGCTTTCCCGGCAGCAGATGCCGGTGTGCAGCCCTTCGGAAGCCGCGTTCTGGTGCAGATCAGGACACCCAAGACGAAGACGGCAGGCGGTTTGATCCTGCACTCCGAGTCGCGGGACACCGAGAAGTGGAACACGCAGGTGGCGAAGGTCATCAGCATCGGGCCGCTCGCCTTCAAGAACCGCAACACGATGGATTCGTGGCCGGAAGGGTCGTGGTGCAGGCCCGGCGATTTCGTGCGCGTGCCGAAGTACGGCGGCGACCGCTGGGAAGTGCCGCTTGGGATGAAGGACGGCAACAACGAGTCGGCGATGTTCGTGATCTTCAACGATCTCGACATCATCGGGCAGGTCACCGGCGACCCGCTGGCGATCAAGGCATTCATCTGAAAGGAGATGATCGATGGCTGACGTGATGAAGGAAGACGACGAGGACGGCGAAGAACTGGTCATCGTCGAGGAGCCGCCCGAGGCTGACGAGGACGACGAAGACGAGCGCGTTGCCCAAGGCGATGACGACGAGGGCGACGATCAGGAAGACGAGCGCGAGGCGATCCGAGATCGTCGGCGCCGCGAGAAGCTCGAGCGCAAGCAGCGCCGCGACGAGGCCATCAAGCGCGACAAGCTCGAGATGGATTTCCTCCGCAAGCGCAACGAGGATCTCGAGCGGCGGCTGACGGTTCAGGAGCAGCGGTCTTTTCAAGCTGACTTAAGCACGATCGACGCGGCGATTGCGCAGGCGGCCAAGGAAGCCGACATGGCCGACAAGGTCATCGCGAAGGCGGTGGCGGCCGGCAACGGCGACGACGTCACGCAGGCGATGCGGTATCGCGATCAGGCTCTGGCCCGCATCAACGTGCTCAACGCCCGCAAGCAGCAGGCGCAGCAGATGCCTGTGAAGCAGCCGCAGGTCGACGATCGCATGCTGCACCACGCTCAAGAGTTCATCCGCGAGAACCCGTGGTACGACGTGCAGGGCCGCAACGAGGACTCGAAGATCGTCATCGCGATCGACCAGACGCTGGTCGGCGAGGGCTTCGACCCGACGTCGCCCGACTACTGGTCCGAGCTTCGCAAGCGGGCGGCCAAGCGCCTTCCCGAACGGTTCGGTCGCGAGAAGCGCGAGACGCGCACACCCCGTGGTGGGCCCGCTGTCGGATCGGGGCGTGAGCATGCGCCTGCGAGCACACGCAGGGAGGTCTACATCAGCCCCGAGCGCAAGGCGGCGCTGATCGAGGCGGGCGTGTGGGACGATCCTGTGCTGCGCCAGAAGTACGTCCAGAGGTACGCAGAATACGACCGGCAAAATCGGTCCTGAGTTGCTTGCCTGAAACCCCGAAATCTGGTTTAATTATGCCAATCGCTGAAAAGGAGCGAGAAATGCACGACGAACGTCTAAGGAAATCCGCTGGAGAAGGTCGCGCCAGCCGTGCGATGGAAGATCGCGCAGTGAGCGAGAGCCGTGACATCTCGGATGATGAGCGGGTTGAAATGTTCCGTCAGCAGTTTTTCCAGCCCTCTCTACCGGACTTGCCCAAGATTCCCGGCTGGCACATGTGCTGGCTGACGACGACCAACCCGCGCGACTCGATCCACATGCGGATGCGCCTCGGATATGAACCTGTGAAGCCGGAAGACATTCCCGGCTGGGAATACGCCACGCTGAAGACCGGCGACTGGGCGGGGTTCATTGGGGTCAACGAGATGCTGGCTTTCAAGCTGCCGATTTCTCTCTACGAGAAATACATGCTCGAGGCCCATCACAATGCGCCATTGCGCGAAGAGGAAAAGCTGACCGACACGGCAGAATTCCTCGAGCAGCAGGCGCGCGCATCGAAGTCGAGCATTCAGGTTGGCGAGGGCAATATGGAGATGGGGATCCGTCGTGAGGCGATGTTCGACCTCACTTGATGTAACCTCGATCCATAGGAGCAGCTATGTCCTCGACAAGCGCCCCCTTTGGCTTCCGCCCGTCCTACCACAACAGTGGTCAGATGCGGCCGAAAGCCTACACGATCGCCAGCACCTATGCTGCGAACATCTTCTCCGGTGACCCGGTGAAGCTCACTGACAACGGCGTGATC